AGAAAATGAGCGCTCTTCTCTTCGGTATCCAGTGGATCGAAAGAGATTGATAAGGGGTGAGGTTATTGAGAAAACAGAATGACATGGAGCTAAAGGACTTTAATTTCAATCTGCATACTCTTACAGGCGTACCGATTATCGCAATTTATAATAACCCCGCTGACTATCCTGGCAAATATGTAGCTCGGCTATGGGACATCAACAAGGCAACAAAGTTTATTGTCGTCAGGGACAGCCTGGAGGAAATACGAAAAACAATACCGAGCTACATGGCGAGGCTTGGTGCATGCAGCATGGATGATCCTGTGATTGTTGAGACATGGCTGTAGGCAAAAAGAGGGCATTGACTATGCAATCATAGGTTGTGGTATTATAAGCTTGTAAAATTCTAACATAGCCAGGAGACTCCCCATATGGGGGTCTCCATTTTTTATGTGAAAGGAGGCTATCGGGCTTCACGTTTTCTCCTTTGCGTGAAGTCAGGCACCGGGCCGTACTGTTCGCCAGCAGCCGGCAGCGGGCAAAAATGAAAAAGGAGGAAAACGCAAGTGTTTTCGCAACTCAAAGACAAGTTCAAGAATAAGCCGTCGCTCTATTACTCCATGTCAATTGCAGCGACATGGGCAGGCGTCGGCTCACTCATGGTAGGAATCCAGATGGCTCGGGACTACGGTATTATACCCTTCCTGCTCTGGGCTCTTGGAAACACGCTGGCGTGTATCGTTTTTGGCATATTTGCCCCGCGTATACCTAAGCTGCGTGATGTTTTCCGGAGTAAGCCAATGCACTTCATTGTCGGAATCATGTGTATATTCCAGGTGTGGATCAACATGAATGGTATCGAGGCGATCTTCGCGGACACGCCTCTGACAAGGACATTCGGTCTGATACTTGCATACTCTGTGGCCGTATTCTTTATTTTCCTGCTCATACGCTTTGGCATGATACGGAACGTGCTGACGGATAACGCCAGCTGGCTCTCCGTTTATGTCATAGGATTTTTGCTCACAATCTCAGCGATAATCTATTCGCAGGGAAACATGAATGTATTGCCATGGGGCTTCGATCAGATTCCGGCCGGCGTAGAAAAATGCCTCCTGCTATTGCCGGGAGCATTCCTCTACCCTTATTTTTTTGAGATCCTGGACTACAACGACACAAACGAAGATGGGACAAGGAAAATCAATGTGCAGCGCGCCTTTGTGAATGGTGGGCTGCTTTTTGGCGCATACCTCATCTTCACTTTCCTGCTTGCCTGGACGAACTTCGGACCCGTCCTTAATACGGTCAAAGCAATCCTCATTACGCTTGTCGCTGTGTCCACCATATCCTCCTTCTTGTACAGCATCTATATCACATTCGGCAAGAAGCTGGGGATCGCAATCAACATAGCAACGATAGCCGCATGGCAGCTCGTCATTCCGATGGGTGTGTTAGGTGTATGGACTCTCATGAGTTCTATTCGCATCTTCATCGTGATCGGCGCCATCCTCTACTCTTTCGCCTGGTACTTCCTTGAGAAGAGAAAGGCGGTGAGAGCATGAAGCGCGTACTCGGAAGAAAGCAAAGCATGGATAATGCTCGCTGGCTTGAGGCAATGGCGAACATTGAAGAGCTTGTCACTCTGGATGAGCTCAACGAAGCAGTTGCAACTGTCATAGAAGAAATCAAATCTCGTACCGAAGGTAAGAAGTCAGCCTATGCATGGAGCGGAGGTAAAGACAGTCTGGTAATTGATGATCTCTGCAAGAAAATCGGAATAACGGATTGCGTGTTCGCTCATACCAACTTGGAATACCCTGCTTTCCTGGAATGGTGCCTTGAGCATAAGCCTGAGGGCTGTGAGGTCATTAACACCGGGCAGGACCTTGACTGGCTGGCAAAGCATCCGGCCATGTTGTTCCCGGACAATTCGACGCTGGTCTCACACTGGTTTGAGATCGTGCAGCGCACAGGCATCAAACGATTCTTCCTCAAGAATCAGCTTGATTTTATCATTGTCGGCCACCGCAAAGCTGACGGCAACTATGTCGGCAGAGGCACAAACATCATGACCAACGGCGCCGGCGTTACCCGTTATTCGCCGCTGGCAGACTGGCCGCATGAATTATTGCTGGCTTACATTCACTATAACAAAATTCCCATGCCTCCCATTTACGGGTGGAAGGATGGCTACAGGTGCGGAACGCATCCATGGCCGTCACGCATGGGTATGAAGTCTATAACCGATGGCTGGGCTGATGTCTATGAGATCGACCCGTCCATCGTTGAAAAGGCTGCAGAGAAAATCGAGAGCGCAGCTCGCTTCCTTGAGGGGGTGAGGGCGTGAAGATAGTCAAAAAGCAGCTTGATACTCTGATAAAGCCGGAGAAAAACATTCGGCTGCACACCGATAAGCAGCTGAAAGAGTTCCGGCGCTCTATTGAAATGTTCGGCCAGATCCGCCCCATCGTCGTTGATGAAAACGGTGTGATACTGGCCGGCAACGGTCTGGCTGAGGCCCTCAAATCCATGGGGAAAACCGAAGCGGACTGCTATGTTGTTACCGGGCTGACAGAGAACGAAAAGAAAAAGCTCATGATGGCCGATAACCGTATCTTCGACCTGGGCGTTGATGATATGGCCGCATTCGATGCTTTCGTCCTGGAGCTGAAAGATGATCTGGACGTGCCCGGCTTTGATGAGGATATGCTAAAGTCACTCGTCATGAGTACCGATGAGGCCGACGACCTGATCTCCGGATACGGTATTATTCCTGAGGAACGCGCAGAGGAAATCCGCAGCACTGAGGAAAAGTACGAAACCCGGGATGCAGAGGCGGCAAGGAAAGCGGTCGAGCATACTCCCGTCACAGATGAAATTCGTGAGGCTGCCGGATACGCGGCACCATTCAAAGCAGAGGAGGTCGAACACAGATATATCCTCTGTCCGAAGTGTGGTGAGCGGATATGGCTGTAAAGCGAATCAAGTCCGGCATCGATGTCGTGACCGCCGCAAGGACCCGTATCAAAAACGTGTTCTCAAACGGCGTCAAGGTGTATATGTCATTCTCCGGCGGCAAAGACTCCCTTGTGCTTGCCGACATCACGCTGAAGCTGATCAAGGCCGGAGAGATTGACCCGAAGCTGTTAACCGTCCTTTTCATTGATGAAGAGGCTATCTACACCAGCGTGGAGAAAACCGTCCATGAATGGCGAAAGAAGTTCATCATGGCCGGGGCGCGGTTCGACTGGTGGTGCGTAGAAGTCAAGCACTTTAGTGCGTACAATCAGCTGACTGCCGATGAGAGCTACACATGCTGGGATCACACGAAGGAGGATGTCTGGGTAAGGCGTCCTCCTCCATTCGCTCTCCGGAATCATCCGCAGCTGAAGCCTGGCATCGACAACTATCAGTCCTTTCTGCCGAAAGTCACCGGCGACGGAATCATGCTTGTCGGTGTAAGAGCATCGGAGAGCGTGCAGCGATTACAGTACATGGCCGCAATGAACCTCGGCGCCGGGAGCAGCATCACCGGCAAGAACATGATATATCCGCTGTATGACTGGAAGACGAAAGACGTATGGCTCTACCTCAAGAATGAGCACGTCGACATTCCTGAAATCTATCTCTGGATGTATCAGACGGGCATCGGTGCAAACCAGCTCCGGATATGCCAATACTTCTCTGTGGACTGTGTCGGCTCGCTTATCCATATCGCCGAGTATGAACCAGGCCTGTGGGAGAAGATCCTCAGGCGTGAGCCGAATGCATACCTGGCCGCGCTCTACTGGGACAGCGAGCTATATCGCCGCAGCTCCAAGCAGAGGCGCGAGACCGAGAAGCAGAAAGACTATAAGGCCATCGTAAAGCACATGCTCTTCGAGGACCCGGAGAGGTATTTCACAACGCAGCTGACACGCAATGTGGCCAAGCAATACCGGAAGCTGATAGTCAAGATGGACGGAATGATACGGCCGCGGGACTATCGGAAGATTCACGACGCACTTGTTGCCGGTGATCCGAAGCTAAGGACGCTGCGGGCAATCAGCATGGACATATCTTCATCCTACGCGGAATATGCCAAGAAGTTCCGTGTTTCGGAAGGGGGTGAAGACAATGTCTGACATGGATCTGCATGCCCCTCTCGCTTCCCTGCAATGGGTAGACCGAAACAAGCTCCAGGCCAACAACTGGAATCCCAACAAGGTAACGAAGGAAAACCTTGAGCTGCTGACTCAATCCATACTTACAAACGGCTGGACGCTCCCCATAGTGGTACGTCCTGACTATACAATCATCGACGGCTTTCATCGCTGGACTGTGGCAGGACAAGAGCCGCTGTACACCAAGCTCGGTGGCAAAGTACCTGTGGTAATCGTACATCACCATGACGAGGCCGAGGACATGTACGGAACGATAACACACAATCGTGCACGTGGTACGCACTTGCTTGAACCGATGAAGGCCATCGTCAAGAAACTCATAGACGAGGGCAAGCCGGTGAATGAGATATCGAAGCAGCTCGGCATGAAACCCGAAGAGGTATTCCGGCTGTCGGACTTCTCGAAGGAAGACTTCCTGGAGATGATGACCAAGAACTACAAAAGCTACAGCAAAGCAGAAGCACTCACGAAGGTATAAAGTACATTGGCCCGGGGTAGGAAACTATCCCGGGTTTATTACGGAGGTGTAGTTATGACTATAGCTGAAAAACTGTATAAGAGTGATCCGGACACACTGCTTGAGATAATTGTCCGCTATCAGCTGGAGAAGCTGGCCAGGCTATACTTCCCTGATATGCTCGTGTCAGTAGAATACGCAGAGGAAGACGACAAGGAGCATGAGATCGAAAAGCTGATGAAACCGAGCAGCTATAGCGGCAGAGTAGAGAGACGCAACGGAGCTATCATCCAACCGCACAGGCCGGTCATCAAGTGAATGGCGAAATCCCTGCCATGCTTTTGGAAATGGCTGGCAGAAAAAAGGTACTGTGACGAGGTTGGAAAAGGATGCGGGCTCGCCGACCCCGAAATTCGCTCAGTTAGTGGGCAAAAAATTCAGGCATTTCGTTACGTTTTGCCAGAAAGGAGTTTGATATATGGCTGAAAAAGAAGCAATAAAGATTACGGATGATACCGAAATCAGCACTACAGAGCTTGCAAAAGTTCTCGGAGTAACAGCGCGAAGAGTGCAACAATTGGCTCAGGACGGGACCGTTACCCCGGCACACCGTGGCCGATTCCTTCTGTGCGACGCAGTTCAGCAATATATCAAGTACCTTTCGAAAGAAAAGGACAGCAATCCACAGGAGAAAGAACGGCAGGATGCCGAGGTCAGCATCAAGAAAGCCAAGGCCATTGTTGCGGTACTGGAAGCTAAGGAGCTGCAGGGCAAAATGCACCGCTCCGAGGACGTGGCCGCAATGACCGAGGATCTGATCTATACCATCCGTGGAATGCTGCTAGCGCTGCCCGGCAGACTGGCAGTCGATGTAGTCAATACCTCTACTCCTGCTGAAGCTGCGGAGGTAATCCGCAAAGAGGTATACAAAGCAATGGAGGAATTGTCGCACTACAAATACGACCCGAAAAAATATGAAGAACGTGTCCGGGAACGCAGGAGCTGGGACATAGAAGGCGGCGACGCCTATGACATCGAAGAGTAACGTAAGCCGGCTGAACTCCGCTATAGAAAAAGCTATGGCCGGAATGAAGCCGCCAGATAACCTGACCGTCACGGAATGGGCAGACACGAAACGTCGTCTCTCTCCGGAGAGCAGCGCGGAGCCTGGGCCGTGGCGAACATACAGAACGCCCTACCTCCAGGGGCCTATGGATGCATTCACAGACCCAAAGGTGCGACGTATTGTCATGGCATCTGCTTCTCAGGTCGGTAAATCCGAGCTGCTGAATAACATAATAGGCTACATCATCGACGAGGATCCGGGCTCGATCCTCTTCATTCATCCTACCACCATTGACGCAAAGGACTATTCTAAGCTCCGTATCGCGCCAATGTTCAGAGACTGTAAGTCTCTCCGGGCAAAGGTTGCTGATCCTAAGAGCCGGGACAGCGGCAACACGATTTTACAAAAGACATTCCCCGGGGGTATTCTTACGATGTGCGGCTCGACCGAGGCTCACTCCCTGGCCTCAAAACCTATCCGCTATATCATGGGTGACGAGCGTGACCGATGGGCGGTGTCGGCCGGTACCGAAGGTGACCCCTGGGAACTTGCCCGGGCCAGACAGATTACATTCTACAACTCGAAGGCCGTGGAAGTATCCACGCCAACGATTAAGAACGCCAGCGCGATCGAGGCCTCGTTTGCAGCTGGTACCATGGAACGCTGGTGCGTTGCCTGCCCGCATTGCGGAGAATATCACAACATCACATTCTCCGATATCCGATATGACTATGAGGAAAAGATTGTAGCCGGGCAAAAGACATACAGCGTGAGCAACATCCGGTACATATGCAAAAGCTGCGGCTGCATATCGACTGAATCTGAGATAAAGAAGCAGCCGGCGAAATGGATCGCCGAAAACCCCGATGCCTACGAGCGCGGCGTTCGGTCTTTCTGGCTGAATGCTTTTGTCAGCCCGTGGGCCTCATGGGAGTCTACCATCTTGGAATACCTGATGGCTATCGGCAACACGAAAAAGCTGCAGGTTGTTTATAACACCCGCTTCGGTGAGCTGTGGGAAGACCGCGGCGACCTTGAGGACGAGGATAGCTTGATGATGCGCCGTGAGGAATACGAAGCAGAGCTTCCCGAGGGCGTGCTTGTTTTGACCTGCGGCGTTGATACCCAGGACGACCGCCTTGAATTTGAGGTCGTCGGACACGGACATTTCGGTGAGACATGGGGCATCAAAAAGGGAATCATCATGGGACGGCCGGACGACAACGAAACATGGAAGCAACTCGACGATATCCTTGACCATGTTTACTGCTTCAAGAGCGGAGCGGGCCTTCGGATCTCAATGACATTCGTCGATGAGGGCGGACACTTCACCCAAGACGTCAGACTTCAGTGCAGAGCCAGGCTTGCAAAAAAGGTATTCTGTACCAAAGGCCGTGGCGGTGACGGCGTACCCTACACTTCCCCGCCTCGGAAACAGAAAATCATCATCAACGGCAAATCACTCGGTACCTGCTGGCAATATCAGCTCGGCGTCGATGCCGGTAAACAGCTGATAATGGATAACCTTCGTGTACAGTCAAAAGGCTCAAAGTATTGCCACTTCCCGCGGCGCGATGATTACGGCTCAGCTTATTTCAAAGGCCTGCTCTCTGAGCGGCTTGCATACAAGCCAGAGCGCAAAAGCCCTTGGATATGGGAGAAGATCCCCGGCCATGAGCGTAATGAAGCCTTGGATTGCCGTAACTATGCTATGGCAGCATTCAAGGCATTGCCTGTTGACCTGGACGCTATTGAACAGCGCCTCAAGGCGGCGGCGAGCGATAATTACAAACCGGCGCCAGCCCCTATGCCGGCAAAGAAACCGGTCAAAAAGAAAACCAGGGGGACGACGCATAACAAATATTTCGATGATTGGTAAGGACGGTGATAGCAATGGCGAACATTACAGAGCTGAAAATCAGGCTCCAATTCTGGCAAGACGCACTTGTGAAGTTGCGGGCTGCATATCTCGCACTTGTTGACGGCGGCGTACAAAGCTATACAATTGACGACCGCTCCCTCACTCGCTTCGACCTTCCCGCCCTGCAGAAAGAGATCCAGGAGGCAGAAAAGAAGGTCGACGAATTTACAGCGCTGGTAAACGGCCGGAAAGCAAGAAAAGCTTTCGGCATCGTGCCGCGCAACTGGTAACGGGTATACGTCCGCAAGGACTTTACCACGGGATATCCGACGGAGTTTGCTCCTTTCGCCGTCGGATGTCCCGTTTATTTTGCAAAGATTGGAGGCGATATATTGAGCAATGAGAAAACAGGCTATAGAGGCAGCTCGCCCAAAGTAAAGGGATACAGCGAAGCAGGCGCAAGCCAGTATAAAAGAGCATTAAAAGCATTTATCGTTCAGAGCGGCAGCCCGCGTGAAGATATCGACTGGAATAACGCGACGCTGCGGCAGCGAGGACGAATGCTTTATATGGCTTCACCTATCGCAACCTCTGCTATCAAGACAAACAGAACAAGCGTCATTGGTATCGGACTGCAGTTCCGGTCCCGAATTGACCGTGATATCCTTGGCCTCAGTCCGGAAGCGGCCAAGGAATGGCAGAGACGAGCTGAAGCGGAATTCGCATTGTGGGCCAGCAACAAACGGAACTGTGATGCGATCGGCATAAACAACTTTGCCGGGCTTCAACAGCTGGCGCTTCAAGCATGGCTCATGAGCGGCGATGTGTTTGCTCTTATAAAGAGATATAAGGCAACGCCAACAGCTCCTTACACATTACGGATGCATCTGATTGAAGCTGACCGGGTTGCAACGCCTACGGAGAATACAAGCATATCGTCCCCCAGTATGACAGACGGTAAGACTAAAGACGGTAATCGTATCTATGACGGCGTTGAAGTGGACAGAGAAGGAATGGTTGTTGCCTACCATATCCGGAACACCTACCCTAATCAGTTCACCAGCGAAAAAACGGAATGGATCCGAATACCGGCATATGGGGAGCTTACCGGGCAGCCCAACATACTGCATATCATGGACAGCGAGCGCCCCGACCAATACAGGGGCGTTTCTTATTTGGCACCGGTCATTGAGGAACTGCTGCAGCTCAGACGCTATACCGAAAGCGAACTCATGGGAGCTTTGATTCAGTCATTCTTTACAGCCTGGATCAAAACCAAAACGGATCCGACAGAAATCCCCATCAATGAGACCGGCTCGGGAAATGTGGTCGGCATTGCCGGCGAAGAGCCAGAAAACGTCTCGACCAGTGAGAATGAGTATGAAATGGGGCCTGGCTCCGTGCTCCACCTGGAGGATGATGAGGACGTAGTATTCGGCAACCCGAACATTCCCACTTCCGGATTCAAGAACTTCGTTGATGCTGTCAGCGAGCTTGTCGGAGCTGCTTTGGAAATCCCCAAAGACATTCTGCTGAAGAATTTCAATTCCAGCTACTCTGCAAGCCGCGGTGCTCTTCTCCATGCATGGGAAGCATTCAAAATGCGCCGGCAATGGTTCGTCAATGATTTCTGCCAGCCGGTGTATGAAATATGGCTGGCTGAGGCCGTCGCCATGGGACGCATCAAAGCACCTGGCTTTTTCAATGATCCTCTGATTCGTGCAGCATGGAGCGGCGCCAGATGGATCGGCCCGGCACAAGGTCAGCTGGATCCGACAAAGGAAGCCAAAGCCGCTATTATGTTGGTTGACCGTGGCTTCAAGACGCATGAGCAGGTCACTGTTGAAATGGACGGCGGGGACTGGGAAGAAAATGTGGAGCAGCTTGCCAGAGAAAACGAATTGCTAAAAACAGCTGGCGGTGGCAACTACATGGCCACGCTGGCTGATGAAGAAACGGAAGGAAGTGAAACAGATGCCTAACTTTTTGAAGGGCATGTTTGGGCAAAGGCCTAAAAACATCAATATCAAGCGTGAATGTTACACTATGGCCACGGTCGATGGCGACGCGGCTGAAATAATCATGTACGGCGAGATCGTGGAGCAGCGGCCTGTAGACTGGTGGACTGATGAGCCAATCGAAGGTGAATACATCGTTGAAAGCGAGTTCCTCAAAGACCTGAAAGCCGTGGAGGGTGCTAAGACTATTACCATCCGCATGAACAGTGTCGGCGGTGATGCCGGGGTATCCATTCTCATACACAACAGGCTCAGGGAGCTTGCTGCAAAAGGTACATCCCTGATCTGTATCGTTGACGGTATCGCAATGTCAGGAGGATCTCTTATCATGTGCGCCTGCGACACGGTGCGCGTCAATCCATCCAGCCTTGTGATGATCCATAAATGCTGGTCGTTCCTGTTCGGCGGTTACAATGCAGACGAGCTGCGGAAGATTGCGGATTCAAATGAGGCCTGGGATAAAGCCCAGGTATCCATTTACACACGCAAGAGCAAACTCTCTGAAACGGTCATCAAGCACATGATGTCCGAAACAACTTATATGACCGGCAAAGAAGCGGTTGAAAAAGGCTTTGCCGATGAGCTGCTGGATAATGCCGAACCGCTTGACATAGCAGCCAGCGCAGACCGCAGTACCCTATTTGTTAACGGGCGAGCAATTCGCCTGAGCAATCCTCTCTCCAAACTTCCGGAGAGCATACCGGTCAAATCCGATGCACAGCCATCGGTTA